GAACAGTGACGTGGGGCGTTGGCGGCGCAGGTATCTCGATTAACAAGGCGGTTACCGTCCAAGGGGCAGGCATCGACCAAACAATCATCAATCAAAGCGCCACTGCCCAGGCAGGCTGGGGCAGCACGTTCATATCATTGGCAAGCGGGGCGACGATTCGCAAGCTGACGATTACTGGGGCGGATATAGAAGGTGGCGTTTTCTCCACTGGCGCGGCTACGGATTGGAGGATCAGCGAGGTTAAGTACGTGCAGTACCCTAACCGGAACCCTTACTTTGTTTACGCTCAATACTCTCCCCGCGGCTTGATTGACCAATGCGACATCACGGGTGGCAAGGGTAACTCCGAGTTGGTGTTCGCACGCGGGCCTTCCGACGCTTGGAACGTGGCGACTCCGGTCGGCACGGAAAACAATATCTTTATTGAGGACAGTATTTTCCGTGGAGCAGGCTATGTGTGCGACGCCAATAGCAACGGTCGAATCGTAGTGCGAAACTGCACGATTACCGAGGGCATCAAGGTTGATTCACACGGCGTTTGGAGTAACGGCGGTCCACAGCGGGGCGCTCGAAATCTCGAAGTGTATCGAAATACTTGGACCTTAACGACGGGCGCTTGGCCCGCCATCGAGATTCGCGGCGGGACTGGGATGGTTTGGGGCAACAGCAGCGCGGCTACCAACGCTTCAAATATGGCGTGGTTTTTCCTCACGGAATATGGGCTTTTTAACAACAACGGAGCGTTTCACCCGAACTTTCAAACGGCTTTTGATTACCCAATCCGCGATCAGATTGGCCGCGGCCAATACTCCACTGCGGACGACTGGACTACCGCCGCCAGCGAGCCGATATATGTTTGGGACAATCTGAAAGGTGGACTACAATGGCCGCTTTCGTACAAGACCATTGCAGCGGGCGCAATCACTCGCTTCCGGGACCAAACCGGCAACCCAACCGCGACGTTTGTATGGGAGGATGTCATCCAAGCCGACCGGGATTACTTTCGAGACGTTGCGGGTTTCAACGGCTCAACCGGCGTCGGCACCGGCACAGCTGCGGCAATGGCCGCGATCACACCCACGAAAACCGGCGTGGGGTTTTGGGTCACCGACGAGGGTACGTGGGATCTGAGTAACGGAGCCACAACGGACGGGCGACTGTACCGCTGGAACGACAGCGCGTGGGTACTGCATTACACTCCGTACGCGTACCCGCATCCGATGCGCAGCGGAGATGCGCCTAGTGTCATTACCCCGACCTTCACCCCGAGCGCGCCGACGCACAGCACGCCGCAGAGCGTGAGCATCACGGGCGAGACCGCCTCCGCGACCTACTACTACACCCTGGACGGCACGACCCCGACCGCAGCGAGCACGCTCTACACTGATCCTGTCTCCATCGGCTACGGCACGACCACGATGAAGTCTATTGGCGTCAAAGCGGCACACGAAAATAGCGCGGTGCGATCCGTGACCTATGTTATCACCGCCGCCCCCGGCGCTCCGTCGTTCTCGCTCCATCCAACAACTCAGTCGGCTACAGTCGGCGACAACGTGACGCTCACCGTCGCAGCCAGCGGAGATCCAACGTTCCAGTGGCGCAAGGGTGGCGTGAATATTTCAGACGCTACGTCCGCCTCTCTCGCGCTGACCAACGTGCAGCTCGCCGATGCGGGCAGTTATGACAGCGTTGCGACGAACGCCGGCGGTTCGGCGACCAGCAACGCGGGAGTGCTTACGGTCAACCATGGCGGCAATGGCGGCGATGGCGGTACAATCAACGTCGGCACGATCAACGTCGGGACGCTCTCACTCCCATGAACTTCTCGCTCGACCTCAACACGCTGCTCTCAAGCGGCATCCTTGCACTCACGATCTGGACTCTGAAGACCGTGGTGGCCCTCGACCGCAAGCAGGCGGCGGCGGAGGAAAAGCACACGGCTATCGTGGCACGCACGGGCGACCACCATGACCGCATAAGCCGGGTAGAGCACAAGGTGGGGCACCTCGAAGTCGGCGTGGCCAAGCTGCAATCACGGGAGTAATTATATGGGCAAGCCCGACATCAATCTCCTCTCGTTCGCGCACCAGCGCCCGCTCGGCACGCATCACGTCGGCGACCTGACGCCCAGCTCGTTCCACTCGGACACGCTGAAGATCAGCGATTGCGCGGACGGGATGATCCTGGCCGGGCACGTCATCGGCGGAAAAGAAGACGCCAACGATTGCAATAATCACTGCTCAAACGTCGTCATGCAGGCGGACTGTTGGGAAATCCGGGGCAAGTACGGGTTCACGATCAAGGGCGGGAGTTCGAACATCACACTTATTGGCCTAGTGCGCGGCCACGGCTCTGTGGTGGACGTGGACCTTGGCAACATCAGCGACCAGAGCGACGACATCACCGGGCCTGTATCGCTGCAACTGGCGCACGAGCTGGGCTCGCAAGAGCCGATCACCGTCCGCGTCCTCGGCGCAACGAACCCGATCATCCTCAACCCCGAGCAGGCCTATAAAGTCATCTTTGCGATCCCCGGCCCGTTTCGCTCCTTTTTTCTGAAAGCGTACAAGTTCCTCAAAAAGCTAGGACTCCCAATATGAAAATCACCGACATCCTTAAATCGAAAACTATTTGGGGCGTACTTATCGCCGCCATTCCCACCCTGCTCGGCTTCTTCGGGCTTCAGGTTGGAGACATCGGCGTGTTCACCGACCTTGCCAATAACGCCGTGGATTCCCTCGTCACCCTCGCCGGCAGCGCGCTGGCCGTCTATGGCCGCATCGTGGCCGTCAAAGGGCTCATCACCAAGTGAGCGCGATCACGGCTATATTTGCCGCGCTCGCCGCCTACCTTCAGATCAAACTCATCACCGCCCGCTATGATCTACAACGCCGAATCGAGAGCGATGTCCGCAACGCCGAGGAACGCATTGACCAGCTTCGCGCTCGTGGCGGGCCTGCTGACCAGCTTGCTGCTGACCGGCTGCGTGAGCAGATCATCCGGGCCAACGGCGTCGTTGCAAATCTACCAGCCGCCAGTCCTTCGCCTCACGGCGGGGACGGTGGTAGCAACTCGTGACGGCGTTTACACAGTGCCGCTTGACGAAACGTGGCACAGCAATCAGCGGTTCGTGAAGGTCGAGAACGAGGCGGTGAACCTCGCGGCGGCGCTCGCGCAAGAACGGGCAAGGGCCGGCAGGTAGTTCTACGTTTTTTAACCGTGCCGAACTTGACGGAAAATCCACCTATGATCACTCGATATTCATGGCGAACAACGACTCGGCAAGCCGCGATTCTCAAATGAGCGACCACCCGCGGAAGACGCGCAATTGCAGGAAATGCAACCTATCGACCGGCCTGAACGCGGGGCCTTGGTGGGTAGGCAATGGATACGTCTACGCTCGCCGCGGGTACTGCCCCGGCACCGATCGATAACGCGACGCCAGTACCGGCGCCCGCTACCCCTGTAGTTGCCACCGCTCCTGCCACTGCGCGAGACATTGTCGGGGCATTGACCAGCGCAGAACGACAACTACTCGGCCGCGGGCAGAAGAGCCTCAAGGAGATTATTGAAGCGCGTCCGGCCCCGAAGGGTGCGGCGCCCTCAACTGCAGCGCCGGTTCCTCTGGTTGCTGCTCCAGCGGATCCAGTAGCCGACACGCCAGCGGCCCAAGAGGCTGCGGCCACGCCTGAGGAGAACGACGACGATGGCGACGACCTGAAGAAAATGCGGGTCACGCCGAACGACTTTCAGGAGCGCGAGGTAATACGCCTGATGAAGGCCAAGCGCGATGCGCAGGGCAATGTCATCGAGGCCGGGCTTGGCTTGCTGCAGGCGTGTTCGAAGGTGTACGGCGCCACTACGCCGGCAGCGGCCGCTACTCCAGGGACGCCCCCAGTTAAGGCCGAGCCCGCTGCGGATGCAGGACTGCAGGGCCTCGACTCGCAGCTCGCGACATTGGGCGAGAGTCTCACGAAACTTGCCAAGGACCGGGATGCCGCGCGGGAGGACTTCGACAACAAGAAAGCCGACGAGCTCTCCGACCAGATTGCGGACATCCGGGCCGACCTGAAACTGCTGAACCACGAACGCGAAGGCTACATTCGCAATCGCGATGCCCAAGCCGCGCATTCGGTCGAGCAGCAAGTAACCTTTTCGCGCGATCGCGCATTCGACCAGTATCCAGAATTGAAAGTCGCGGATGGCATGTCCCGGCTGGCTCTCGATGGCTACGTCGGCGCGGCGCTCAACGATCCCAACCGTGCACGGTTCTTCGCGGATCCGACGTGGCCTGAAAAGATCACGCAGGAATTCGCGACGAGGCACGGGCTAAAGAAAGCAGGCAGCGCGGCGACTACGCCCGTTGCTGCGCCGACGACGGCCACCAAAGCCGCACCTTCGACAACGCTCACGCCCGCGCTTCGGCCAAAGCCGCAGCAAGTGCCAGGCGCCAAACTCGTATCGGGAGCCGACGGAACACCGTCCTCGGCGCCGGCTGCGAAGACATTGGAAGACTTACGTGCAGCAATCCCGGGCATGAGCTCGGCGCAACGTCGCGAACTGTTCCGCCGCATCTCGGCAAAAGCAGGCACGCGATAAGTCAGCAATCTCACTTAATTAACCATTAATTACAATGGCCTTTGATATTTCCGAAGTTCTTCATTACGACGCTTTAATCGCCAGCGACCCGCAGTTGATGCGTCAACTGTGGAGCGAACTGGTTTCCGCGGACTCCCGTGACTCTAACCCGATGAAGGATTTCATCGGCACCGAAGAGTCGGGCAAGCCTATCTGTGAAAAGACCGAGCTCGGTGCGGGCGGGTCTCAGAAAGTCACCTTCACGTCCATGGCGCCTATCGGGGCAGGGGGGTAATTGGTGGCGCAGAGCTCAAGAGCAAGACGGCGAAGCCCGTGCATGGCACCTGGGGCGTCACCGTGGACATGCGCCGGTTTGCCATCTCGGAGGATCAACTCGTCGAACTGCTTCGGTTCAACCAAGGCAAGTCGCGCGAGTCGGTCCTGTACGAGCTATGCAAGCAGTGGTGGGGCATGATGGAGGCGGACGACATCCAGATCACGTTCCGCGACAAGGCGCTGTTCGCGACGGACCAGCCGAATGTATACCGCATCGGTGGCGGCGCGACATCGAACGACATCAACCTCAACAACACGTTCGATACCGGCACCATTGAGGAGTCGACCGAGCAGCTCGTTGGATTGGGCGCGATGCCGCTTGGCCTGTCGATGGACGAAGCTGGCAGCGAAGTGCCGGAGTTCGTCACGTTTGGCCCGCGTCGCTTCCTTCGATCCCTTGAGGACGAACAGAAGTTCCGCGAGGCCGTGCTGCACGCTCAGGCGCGAGGCGGAGAGAATTTCCACTGGACGGGTAAGTACCCGCGCTGGAAGGAAAGTCTTATTCACCGGCACGCGATCAAGTTCGACTCCGGCAATAAGCGCCAGGGCTCGCCGCTTCTCCCGATCGCGTTCTTGGGTGCGGCACTCGCCGACGCGACGCCTACGACTGTCACGGGCGGAGGCGCACACAACACCGCAGGGGCGCTGACGGACACGATTCTGTACGACTACTTCTCGGCGTTCCGGGGTAACTACTGGAAGACCTTTTCCGCGGAGGTCGCGCCGACGGACAACAACACGTACTACGCGCTGATCTATAACGTGTCCGGTGCAGACCGCGGCAAGTACGAGATCGTGTCGTATGTGACTGCTGGCAACAACGGCAACCGGCTCACGGTCACTCGTGCGGTCAACGCTGACGGCCAGCTTACGGCCCTCACTGCCGCGTCGAAGTACACGAACGCTCACCCGAGCGGCTCGTGGATCATTCCGTGCAATAAGTGGGGCGTGCCGCTCGGTTACGCCTTGGTCATGGGTGCCGAGGCTCTCGCGCTCGCCAAGGGCGCAATTGATGCAGACCCAATCGAATGGCAGGACGACTTCGTCTCGAAGACCTCCGGCAAGGCGCATATCAACTCGAGCGGCATCCAAGGGATCCGCGGGTATGCTCCGAAAGAGGATTCCATCGGGCGCTACCCGAACTTCCTCGTGGTCGAGGGTGCGCTCGATTACGGGCTACCCTTGGTTGCTCTCAAATAAGGGCCCGACCGAGTAGGTAATTTGCGAGCCCCGTTCGGATAAACACCGGACGGGGCTTTTCTTCACGATAGGTTTTACCCCTGAATTTCTCAGACATGGACTCTCTCACGATCAAGCTGCTCAACGAACGCCGTGCCAATAGTGTCCGGCGGAAGATCGAAGGTTACTCTGGCACGGTGTATCCGTTCCTGTGGAACGACGAGCACGCGGCTTACATTTTCACGACCTCCAAGCAGGCCGAGGCCGACGACCTTTTCAAAGCGCAGGGGCGCACGATGGGGTGCTACTTCGCGCCCGTCGTCACAATCAAGCAGTCTGCTCCGCTCTCGGAGGCTGTCGTCCTTGCGATGCTTGAGCGCGGTCTATCTCTGCCGCGGGACCCGGACGATAACGAGCAAGTGGCGCTGGTGCTTATTGCAGCGTACGACAAGGGCGCTCTCTCGGTTGAGCCCGCTCTCGAAACTCCAAATTCAACGAAGAAAAAGCAGGCCGTGAAAGTTCCAGCCTGATTCCGCAACTCGCTCATTTAATGCCATGACTACATTTACAAAATCCCGCAAGCCGTCCAACTCGGAGATCATCACAACAGCGGCGCTGATCGCGATGAAGGCGGGCGATTCACTCTACATTCAGAACCTTGGCACGAACCCGCTTTTCGTGAACCGTGGGACCGGCGCGTCGAGTTCGCTCTTTAACTACGTCCTTAGCGCGTCAACCGTCGCGGACAATGGCACGGGAGGCGTGATCACCATCGCCGATTTCGTGGGCGATGTGAGCTTCGCCGGTACGGCGGTGCGATACATGGCATGGAAGAGATAGCTTAAAACGCCATGGGTAAAACATTCAGCGACCTCCGCAACGCGCTCGCCGGTGCCCTTGGTTTCGACGAGTACAGTGACCTCACCAGTCGCGATGGACTCGACGTGGACACGATCGTCAACGCGGCCTATCTCGACTGCTACGCCTCCAGGGATGGGCGCCGGCCAGCGTGGGCGATCAAGTATTGGTCCGACATCGTACTCGCGCCGGAGGCGGCTACGCTGGGGCTCACGAACGGCAGTACGGCGGTAACAGGCCACACCTTCACGGCGAAGTACCTCGGCAGCTTCGTTCAGATCGGCGCGACCTTCTATCGCATCGGCAGCACGACGACGTTGACGCAGCCGTGGTCTGGCGTGACTGGGAGTTATTCCGCGACCGTGTATTCCAACGCGGTTGCGCTTCCAGGATCCGGGGTGACGATTCGCGAGAGGCCTTCGCTACTTGGCATTGGGCCGCTTCTCCCGCTGCCGTTCCCGGAGGACGAGGTATCGCTCCGCAGTTCACCAGCGTTCGACTTTTATCCCAAGGCGGGACGCGGACCGGTTGCGCACTCTCGTCCGCGCTTCGATCCGAGTTTGATTACCGACGTGGGCGACCCGCGGTATTACCATGTGGATAGCGCGGCCACTGGATCCACCTTCGCCACCGGGTCGCGGCTTCACCTGTATCCGCTGCCGGGCGCCGCATTCACGATCGAGGCCAGGCTCAATGTCCTTCCAGTGCCGCTGGCTGCTGCGGACGACGAACCCGTGCTCCCGCATGACGACGTGGACATTGCAGGCGCGATTCTCGAACCGCTCATGTTTGAGCGCCTGCTCAAGCACCCGCTCGGCCGTCGCTATGCCGGGAATAACGTCTCCGCCATCTTTGCCGCGGGGAATGACGCCCGGGCGCAACTGAACACTTTCCGCAGCGTGCAACCGTCGGGCCCTAAACAATTCCGCCCGGCCTGCGGGTGGTAACTGCTCATGTCTCTCGACACGCTTCTTGGTCGACCGTTCATCGACAAGACCCCGAGCGGTCTTCGGAGAATCACGCGCATTCGCGAGTTGGACCCGGATGCGGCGAAGCTCGCCAACATCGAGACGAGTGCGTTTCTCGCCTACGGGACTGCCGATAAGGAGTTCACGACGGCGCTCCTCACTGAGCAGCGCATTGAGAAGACATCCGAGCGGGGGGCGACATCCCGACTCGTGCAGGTGTATCAGGAGTTGGCGGATAACGCGCTCACGGCCACCACCGAGGTTGTCGAGACGACGACATTTGACGGCCGGCGGGTTACGCGCACGACCCACCTTTGCAAATCGAGTCAGGCGGCATCGCTTCGTCCGGCCATCGGAAGCGGCTCCCCTGTAGTATTCCAGGTTGAGGTGCAGAAGGTTGGTCCGGTGGCGACGGTGGGCGTCTTCGCAATCGAACTCACGGACCTTGGGTTTATCCTCTCGCAGCAGGATCAAGAGTCGAACAACGGGAAGCTCCTGACCCGCACGATTCGAACGATTGGCTCAGCGCCAGCGACGCCCGTCGGATATGTGCTGGCCGCGTACGCTACTCAGAACACGGACGGCTACACGGTTTACAGCTCCACGTTCGCGAAGGGCGACGGGGAAATCTCACGAAGCCGCGACCTGCGATTCAACGGGATGCTCGAGCGCATCACGATTCGGCATCTGACGGCGTCAAGTGTCAGCGCGCAGCCGACGACGGATCCACTCACAGGCGGGATCCTGACATCGGAAGACCGCAGCGACCAAGACGGTTATCGTGTCTGGACGGTGACATGGTCGAAGGCGAGCGGCACGGCTCTGATTCGGGACGACGTTGAGACCAAGCACAACGGGAAGCTGAAGATTTACCGGCGGTCGCGCTTCAATGCGGCGCCAGCAGCTCCATCTGCAACCATTGGCGGCACCGTAGTTGAAATCTCCAGCGGGACGCGGCTCGAGGACGGGTTTACAGTTTACGATTACGCCTGGGCGGAAGGACGCGGGCGAATTGAGATCGAGACGGAGACGCGGTACAGCGGCGCCTTGGACTTGGTCACGGTCCGTTACTTCGAAGTGGACGACGGCGCCTTGCCTGCCGGTGTTGTCACGAGCACACGCATTTCCAAACAAGACGGGCTCGACCTCACCACCAAGGTTTACGCAGATGGCTCCGGCCTGATTTCTGATTCTCGAGATCCGGCCAACAACGGGCGCCTCATCATCTACCGTCGGGACCAGTTGGGTTCCGCGCCAACGGCACCGAGTGCCACGATCGGCGGCACGGTTATCGAGATCGACTCGTCCGAGCGCATCTCCGACGGGTACACGGTCTATTCGAAGACATGGGCTGAAGGAATCGGCATTGTGTCCAAAGGCACGCAGCCGCGGGACGACGGGCTTATGCTCGCAGCGTGGACGATCTTCGGGGCACCGGGCGCCGCTTGGGCGACAACCCTTGCGGCAGTTGGCGGAGGACCGGCTGGAGTCCTGCACAAGCTCGATTACGACGAACTCGACGGGGTGATTCGCTGGCAGCCCATCTGGATTCAGAATACCGCGGGAGCGAGTCCGCTGGTCGGCACGACGGTTGCCGGATTTGAGATGCTGAGTGCGGGGAATACCGATTACGGCGCTGTGCCAACAGTCACGATTTCAGGGGGAGGCGGAAGCGGCGCCACGGCTACGGCGGTTCTCTCGGGAGGAACGACGGGGTATATCACGAGCCTGACCCTGACAGACCCTGGGAGCGGGTATATCTCGACTCCGCAGGTGACGATCGCGCCGGACAATTCAGACACCCCGGTCTTCATTGCCATCCTGACCGGCGTGGCTGTCACTCGGGAGCGATTTGTTCAATTCACGTATCCAGGCAGGGCCCAAGCGGTGAACATCGCGCACCCGGACGTGGCGAATTCGCATGCTCTCGACATCCACCTCTCGCCGCCAATCGATGCGACGTTGATCGGGATTGAGGAGATCAACTACCGGGCGGACAGCAGTATCGGAGACCTGACGCACCCGCTTTGGAACCCCCTTGAGTGGGCCACGGTGTTCGCGCAGTACCGGAACCTCGACAGCAATCTAACGCCGGTTTCGCGAGTGGAAGGCCTCCGCGGGTATCGGGCAATGGGCGGAGTCTCGGCAATTAGCCAGGTGCACACGGTAGGTCATTTGATTTCGGTTATGGGTTCGGTCGTTGGCTACGCGGTCAGCTCGGCGGCTTACCTGAAGGTGTTCGGAGGGCCAGACGCTCCGGACGATCGCACTTTCACGCTTCAAGCGGACACGGATCTTGCGTTCCTCGGGCACGACGGGACGAAGTATTTTAGGCGCCGGGTGATCTACGCGACCATCCCCACACAGAATGCGATTCCAACGATGACCAGCGTCGTGATGATTGCGACCGGGATCACGAGCATTGCGACCCTGAAGGCGGTTGTGACTGCGGGCGCCCCCGGGGTCATCGGCGGACGAACGAACGAGTTTCGCTATTCGTGGATTCAGGGCGGGCTCGTGTTCTACAAGTACGCGCGGCCAACGCTTCGGTCCGGCGCCCTCGCAGCCGATACGACGTGGGGTATCCGGCCGACAGACTACGACGCGGGCACTCCCAAGTATTGGCATCTCGTCTAACCCATGGACGCCGACTCACTCAGAAACGCGCTGCGAAAACGCGAAGAAGGCCGCGGGTTGAAGAACTCCGAGATCACGGCACTGCGGCAGTTTGACCGCGCGGAAATCTTCTCGTCGAAACCACGCAAGGAGCCGGCGCGTATCAGCGAGTCGGACACGCGGACGACGCTGACGGCGGGGAAGGATACGCTCTGGCAGGAGTCGCAAGAAAGCTCAAGTCCGGGCGGCGGCGGATACACCGAAGGCGCTGCGGTCGACGTCGTGCAGGGCAGCGATAGCAAGCTCGTCAAGGTCGTGACCCACTCGACGTCGACGACGCCGAGCGCATTCCCGGTGATGCTGAAAACGATTGCGAGCGGCGTGACGTGCCTGCTGGACGGCGGCGGGATCGCGGTCGAAAACGCCAGTATGGATTTTTACGTAAACCCGGCGGGCCAGACAGCGGGAATTTACACGGCAACGCAGTCAATTGAAATGGACCTGTCAGGAATAGGTAACTTTCGGATAGTAAGGACCGACCAAACGCTCTCGGTTCGTGAGTTCTACGGGTGCAACAGCGGGGTTCCTGGAAATTATTTGGTTGTTGCATCAGCATTTTACTAATATGCCAGCCGCAACCGCGTGGTCCTATAAGCAGAGGTTTTCTCCCGACGGGCATTGCGTAATTAGCAGCACGACCGCCCAGCTCGACGCCCTTTCGTGCGCCCGCTACGAGGATACGCTTACCGTTATCATGCGGCTCTGGTGGCTGTCCCACACCTTCAGTGTGACCTATGCTTCGGTTACCGTCACAACGCTCGGTTGCATGAAAGGCACGGATGGAGGCCCCTCCAATTATTGGGCAGCCACTCCGATTGTTCCGCGCGACCGGGTGTGCATAAGCTACGACCCAAACACATCGCGGCTAGGCGAGGAAGGTCCGGCTTTCGTAACGGCTGAGGCGGACAGGTGGTACACATCCGAAGGCCCGAGCGTTCTGTTTTGGTTTCGCGGGGTGCGCTACAACACCACAACATCATTATACGCACTGCTAATAGGCTGGTATATCGGCGGAGGTCCAGACGGCGCATACGCAACCGGCGACGAACGAAGCGCAGACCCCAACCTTGGCACGTACAGCGCGAACGCAGGCTCGTTCACGTTCTTGGGCGTCACTCAGCCGGCAGGCCTAAAGCAGACAGCCAAAGGCAACGCCACACTCGTCATCGAATCTCCTACCTATTATACAGTTTGACCGGCGCCCGTTCCCTGAGCTGGCTCACCACCGAGAAATGCCCCCTTGGCAAATGGCCCGAGTTGGCGCCTAACGAAAAGCAACCTATCCCACCCGCATCCTAACCGCGGTACGCCTCCTGTATGGAACATCACTCGATCCGCAGTTTCCGCCCGATTGAAACGCGGGAAGAGAACACCG